TATTCCATGGCACAAGCCATCCTCGTGAAATACCTCGGCCCCACCAACACGAAGGGCGCACGCCTTAAGGCAAGCGCGTGGTTCGGCACCCTCACGATAGGTTATGACCATGCCCAAGGGCCAACCGCAAACCATACGCGCGCGGCCTATGCCCTCTGCGATAAGTTTGGCAAATCATGCGCCTTAATTTGGGCGCAATTGCCCGGCAACCTAGGCTATGTCTACATCATGTCGCCCATCGAAGAACCCTTAACATAAGTAAAGGAACCCTGACCATGCCGCTTTATTCCGTCACCGTCTCACGCCTCGTGAAGCAGTACGTTGCAGCGACAATTGATGTCGAAGCAGACACCGCAAAGGGTGCCGAAGCTTTGGCGCTGCTACGCTATGAGGAAGAGGGGTTTGATCTCTACCCAGACGGCCCGCTCTATGAGGATGACGACGATTCGCTGGATGCCACCGCGCGCTTGGCAGAGGAACCCTGACCATGTCTGCTGAAATTTTCCAACAGTGGCTTGATCAAATGACGGCGCTGCGCGAGCAGGCGCTGACCGGAACCGGGCCTGAGAAGCTAGACGCTGTCCTGCAAATGCGCGCCAGCCTTGAAGCCCGGCAACCCCTGATCGAGCCAGACGACTACAGGCGTACGCTCGCCATGTTTGTGATGACCGAGGAGGTGATCCGCCGCGCCTATCGCCTCCCCAAAAAGCGTTGACCCCTCCAGGCAAATGCTTAACCAAATGCAATCGAAAGGCGCACCAATCCGCTTGCACAAGGCGCTGGCCTACGCTATATAGTGAGAGCCGCCGAGGTTCCTCCGTGAGCACACACTACCCCTCGGCGGTGATCGAAGTCATTCAGTAAACTAAGCCGGGCTTCCGAAAGGGGGTCCGGTTCTTTTTTGGTCGGGCCAAATGCTTTACAAAGCGCAAGCATCGAGCGCGGGGGTGAGCGTTGGTGAGCGTGTCGGAGGGGGCGGGCGCGCGGGAAGCCAGCAATATCAATGGCTTAGGCGCGAGTGAGTGAGTGAGCGTGATATGGGGGAAACTTCTAGTATTATATATCTTCTTTCCTTCTAAAAGTAAAAGAATGTCGCTCACCATTCTCACTCACTCACCGGGGCAGCTAATCCATTGATAACATTGGATAGTTGCGCGCGGGCCAAGATTTGATTGTCGGAAGTAAAGTATTTAGATGGAAGTGGAACGCTCGCAGGAAAGGTCATTTTAAAACATTTCCGGTGGGAAGTCAAGCCCTCCCTGCGCTGCGCGCTCCGACTCCACGAACTTCAGAGATCACTTTAATTGCAAACCGCAACTAATTGTTTTGTGGAACATTACCAATTTGTAATTTGCAATGCGTTGTGAAGGGGGCTAGGTTGTGCTTGTCCCAATCACGGGACGCCGATCAGAAAGGGAACTAGACCATGCAATTCTACTGCGAGAAGGCCGTCTTGGCCACACTCATTTCGCTGAACTGTGCCATGTGGGTGCTGCTCATCATGGCTGTTGTTAGCTGGTTCGAAGGCTGAGGAGGGCCGCACCATGAACAACCTTATCATTCAAATTGATGGCGTCAAGCTGACCATTCCTGTGGGTGCGCTTCGCCAGTTTGCGGTTGCGACTAAGCCCCTTCCGCTGCGACCCACCCCTTACACCGGACCAACCAATGTGCTGTTCCATAAGATCGAGAGCTATGAACCGTGTACTCGCACCGTAAATTGCTTCTTGAATGATGGGATTGAGTATGTCGGGGAGGTGATACAAAAGACAGAGGCAGAGTTGCTGGCTATGCCCAACCTGGGACGCAAATCCATAAATGAACTGAAGGAGATACTTGCTGGCAAGGGCCTCAGTCTCAACATGATTGTGCCAGCTTGGGTGAACGCAACCATTGTTGAAATCAAGAAGCGGAGTGCCGCAGCATGAGCGAGCGTCCGTTCTATTGGGTTCCCCGCTTTAAGCGGGGCGCTCTCGGCTGGACCTATGTGCGGTGGGGCCGCAAGCTTTGGAGGATTTGGTAATGACCAAGCAACGCAAGCCGCACGGCGAACCGCTCTACAAGCTGGACCCGGTCTATGCTATGCGCGGCAAGATCAGAACCCTGCTCGAGGCCATGACCGCAGACTATGCAGAACTCGCCAAGTCTGGTACATACCTCACCTACCGCCTGGCTATGGCCAAGCATTGCGCCGAAGCCAAAGGTATCCTACACGTCATCGCTGCCTGTGAGGCATCACGCTATAAGGAGGACATCCTATGAGTGGCTTTAAGTATGTTGTGGCTGAAAAAACCTATAGGGCATGTGTGGATCAGCCTTACAAACATCAATCGCTTCATTATCTACACGGCAGACCGGGTATCATTGTCAATGATACAGGCAAAGATTATGTTCGGATATACTACGCGGAGGGAAGCCTTATCGCCATCAGCGTTCCCCGTACCGCTATAACAAAGTGCCGTGTCGGTAATCCAAACTGGACAGTCAACAACTTAAAGAAGGTACCTGCCTGATGGACACTATCCGTGGCGAACCCGAGTGGGTCAACTGGTCACAACGCGAATGGGAAATCGAGGAGGCTATGCAGGATGCGGCCACCGTCGGTGCCATGATCGACCATGATTTGTACCGTCTGTCCGAAGCCCTGCCCAGCAGCAGCGAGGAATGGGCCAAGCACCATGACCTCAATGACAAGCTGGAACTGGCGCACCATGAAATCCTGAAACTCTACGAACACTTCAGGTTCTTGGGTGTGATTCGGTGAAGATGTATCGCAAGTACCTTATGGTACGCCCGGCCCAGACCTCGCCTGTTCAGGTGCGGTCTCCCAAGGGCCATGTCGTATGCCTGGCAAAGAACATCCGGGCTGCTCACCAATGGATACACAACACAACGAAAGGCAAACGCAAATGACCGACATCGTAGAGCGGCTGCGCCAAATAGCTAAAGAACTACCACAGACCAGCGGCAATCAAGCTTGGTTAAGGCCAGAAGATACAACTGCATGGGAAGCCGCTGACGAAATCGAAAAGCTGCGCGCGGCGCTGATCGAGATAAACGAATTAAACTCAAAACGGCTCGGATACAGCAAGAAAATAGAAAGAGTAATTTGGGAAGCGTTAGGAGAAAAGGAATGAACCCCAATGAGACTAGTACATCTGATGCTACTGATGGGAGCAGCCCTTCTCCTCTAGAGAAGCTGACGCGCGCCCAGGTATTTGCCCGCGACCCCGAAGCCATGACGCCCGACGTTCTGGACAGGGCCATCGAGGAACTGCGCGCCATCAATGTGCGGAACCGCAAGGCCCGTGCCGACGATGCCGCCGTAACCGAGGCTGCGGCCAAGCTGAAGAAGACGAACGCCGCCTCACGCAAAAAGAAACCCGTTGCCTCCGTGGCAGCTAACATACTGGACACCCAGCTATGAAACTAACGAACCGCCTGCGCTTGCCCGATGTCATGGTGCGCGCCGTCAGCAATGACTCCTACACCAAGGGCAACGCTGACATATCCGTAACCGAATTGCTGTCGCCACCCCAGCTACGGGCGCTGCGCCTCAAGCATGGTGCCGAGATCGAAGAGGATGTGTCGGATAGGATGTGGTCCCTGCTCGGGCAATCCACCCACCACATCATCGAGCGGGCTGGCCTGCAAAGCTTGTCGTCTGTAAACGAAGTCACCGTCATGGCTGAGTACGCAGGCTGGAAGCTGAAGGGCCAAGCTGATCACGTTGCCCTCGACGAAGGCACGCTCTATGATTTCAAGGTCACGTCGGTGTGGAAGGTGCGCGATAACATCCCGGCGCCCGAGTGGGTCCAGCAGACCAACATCTACAGGCGTCTGTTGCAGCGTGAGGTGGGGCTGTCCATCGAAGCCATCGCCATCATTGCCATCTTGCGCGATTGGTCCAAGAACGAAGCTGGCCGGACGTCTGGCTACCCGCAAGCCCAGGTGGTGCGCCTTGACATTCCGCTGTGGGGTGAAGCCTACACGGATGCCTTCATCGAGGAGCGCCTGCGCCTACACCAAGCTGCCGATCCCGCGCCATGCTCCGATGCTGACCGCTGGGTCAAGCCCTCGAAGTACGCGGTCATGAAGCGCGGCGCACAACGTGCCGTCAGGCTGTTCGATACGGCGCAGGAAGCAGAAGAACTTGCATCGTCCTCGGCTGCGATGTATGTTGAGTACCGACCCGGCGAGGCAGTCCGCTGCCAGAACTGGTGTCCGGTATCCCGCTGGTGTTCCCAGTGGCAAGCCGATCCACGCAACACAACACAAACCCAATCGACAACGGAGTCTCTTTTCGATGCCAAAGTTTAACGAAACCGCGCCGCCTCCCCGCATCTTGCTTTGTGGGGAAGCAGCTTCCGGCAAGACCGGATCACTGGCCCAGCTTGCCAACGCAGGCTACCGCCTCATGATCCACGACTTCGACGCCAACACGCGCGTCATCGGATCATATCTGCGCGACAACGCAGCCGACGTTTACGTCAGCACCTACGCTGCCGCTAAGATCACAGGCACCAACCTGTTCACAGGCGCGTCCGGTCAAGCAACCAAGCAGGCGCTCGACGAGATGCGGCGCTTCTGCAAGATGCTTGAACACTGGAAGGTGGTGGGCGGCGAGGACCTCGGGCCATGCGCGTCGTGGACCCCGAAGGATGTGGTCGTCATCGACAGTGGCACCTTCCTCGGTGAACTGCTGCTGCTCGCTGCACAGGAGGACCCCGAAGCCAAGCGTGATGGGCGTTCCCTCTACAACGTGGCAGGCAAATACTACGGCGCCATCCTCGATCACCTGACCGGGCCTAAGATGGGCGCGTCCGTGATTGTGCTGA